GTGGAAACACTCTTGAGTAAACCGTCAATTTACTCGTGCCTGGCAATAGCGTCAGACCCCACCATTGGAAATGGTGAGTCCAATGTGGAACCTAAGACAAACGTGGCTCCTCACTGTCGAATTTATCATTCGATATAGGGAAAGCGAAAATATTTACCATTTATAAATAAATGAATAAATTAATAAAACGTAAAGATTTGTTACATATAGTAACTAGACTTCACGAACTATTCTTCACTTCCTCCACTGAGAACAGTGAGGATTTAAAGCTTGCCATTAAAATCATTTGTGCATATCATAGATGGGTAACCTGTGAAGGTTTACCTGGTCTTAAACGTGCTAAAATGATGTCTAACTTTTTCATTAGACAATTAATGGGTGCCCCTTTGGAACAAGTTCCATTGAGTAACCGATACAAACGCTTAGTCCAGAAGGCGTTACTTAGGTGCAACTACCATCTAGTTAAAGTGTATTGGGTCAGCGTCTTCTCATCATACCGTCTTTTTATTACGGTCCCTGTTGTAGACGTATCTACTATAATAGGTAGATTCAAAGGTAGGCTGACTGGTTTGTTTAAGTGGAGATACTTATCGAACCTGTCATATGTTAATAAATCACTTAGGTCGAAAGACCAAAACTGGAGTGCTGAATGGAAATGGCACATAAGTGGAGCTTCAGGTCCTAACGGTCCTGTAGCTTACACACAGTATTTAAGTGATCTGAGATCTCTGAGCGATAGTTGGCTTTTAATAGGACAGTTAATCCTATTCTTAGCACTCCCATACAGTAACAAGTGGGACACAATGAAAGCTCTTAAGGACGCCTTCACAGATCTTTCTGATGAAGGTGAATCAAACTTTATCCATTCAAGGCTTGTCTTCCTTAGCGATAAGGGAGGCAAAACGAGGGTGGTTGGGTTAGGAGACATCCTTTCTCAAAGTTTGTTACAGACGGTGCATCAAAGGTGTAACCGCATCTTGAGATCCTATATTCAAGATGGCACCTTTGATCAAGATCGATCACGCAGGTATATTCAAGGAATGTCCAGAGAAGGTTATGATCTGGCATCCATTGATTTAACTGCCGCTACTGACCGCATGCCAGTACTATTCCAAGTATATGTCATCGTGTCATTACGCATTCTAACGCCTTTACAGGCTTTCGGATGGTGGTGGGTCACGACGCAAAGAGACTTTGTCTATAAAGACAAAGGCACTCGAAAGCGTGTAAGGTACGCAGTGGGACAACCTATGGGATTATTATCGAGCTGGCCAGTGATGGCGATCTCGCATCATTATCTTGTAAGGTTATCTTTTGCAGCCC